CTCTGAGCTTCAGGGGACACAAATTGACAGGCAGATTGGTTACTGCACTTCAAGAGTGGTTTTACAACGTGGCAAGGGGCGGCATTGTTTGCGTTAGGGATACCAATATACTAAAGTTAAAACTTATATTGTGGGAGTGTATATCGTTAAACGAATTGGTTTATTTATAGATGCCAAGTGCAACATCTGTTAACTGGTTTATTTTTACGGACGCCAGTTGTAGCGTCAACTATTTTGATGTGAAGACGAAATCTCCAGGATATGTTGGTATAACCCCAGTAAAATCATCACCCATACCTTGGAACTGACCCAAGTAGATCGACTGTTGGATTTGCGTCGCAGTGGGCGCCGCATTTTGACCAGCAGGAAACCGGACTATGAGAAGGTCGAATATCACACTCGTCCATTGCTCATTAGACTGGGTCGGCAGGTACCGGATGGTTTGATAATATGGGGCTTGAACACGGATGCCTCCCTCAACTGAGAGGTCAGCAAGCGCTGTGCCTTCAATTCCTGGGGTAAAAGATCCGTCAAGCGTATATCCAGTTGCTGATGAAACTTGCGACGCTGTTAGCATGCCCTGTGGCCGGGTTGAACCGAACACAGTGGTCACACCGGTGAGCGTTACAGTCTGAATTGGAGCTGCGTAGGTTTTGAGAGACCCACGCCAACCACGAAACGATTGCATGAACCGACCAAACTCTCCCTGAGGGAAGAGTGGCCAAATCCAATACTGACCATTCGCGTTGAAGCCCCCAGGATCACCAGCAGGTGGACTTAAATTTGCCATACGGTGAAAGAGGGTTCTGAAATCCTCGATCTCCTCAGGCATGTAAACGCCAACCGTCTCTTTTGCACCCTCCGTTGGAGCGAGGGGTGGAAACGTCATTCCATCCGATGAATTTACATCACCAACCGCTGCCATATGCGCCTTGGCTCGAACACTGTCACGTGCGTCTACGAGGACTTGGTCCCCGACGACTAACGAAACCGTGTCCTCGCTAGGCCCTGGACGACGGCTTAGGATCTCAAAGTCCTCGCTGTCGAGGCGAGAACTAACTGCAGGTTTAGTGGTCTGCACGCGCCGAGATCCAGTAAACGCGGCAGGTTGGGAATAGTGCTGGGGTATCCGTGATGGTCGATTAAACCTTAGATTGGCACCCATGGAGTACAGAACCCATTCAACTGACCCGGAGTCAGACGTGTTGTTGGACGTCACTTCTCCGAGCACGCTAAGGCATAAAAAGCCATTTCCAATCGTTTGGACACGACTGTTGTGCGTGTAGTTGATGGATGAAGGTACATAACATGAGAACCACTCTTGGGCTGAGACCACTGGGACAGACCAGGACATTTTCGTTTCCCCTTGAATCTGGGTCCAGGCGAGAATAATATCACCAGGAACAATGTTTGTGGGAATTGCAGCCCCAGCTGGATGCCAAGAAATGGCAAGTCTCGCGCTAACAAAACGCGAGCAACTGGCGTACAACTCATAAGCCATCAAACCAGTCCAGAATGTGAAAAACGAACTTGCAACGTTGGTTCGGTTGGCGTAAGTGTTCGTTGAACTCTTATAGGCGCCAAACTCTGGACCAACACCCCAAACTGCAACCACGGTACCATCTGTAACTGTCGTGGCGATGCTACCGTAATCCACCAGGCAGGGTTGCCTGCAGAAATTTTTAATGTTCATCATGTCGACTGTAGAACCAGCCGAT